AAAATCAGTACAAATTGGAGTACGTTTTGAAGCACCACAAAAATACTTCCAAAAATTAATTGATATATCTTATGATTTTAAACTTTACCAAAAATTTGATAATGTTAGTTTACGTTCCTTTTGTACTAATAATAATGCTGCCTTTGTTGCTGTTGAAGAAACTTATGGAGACGTTACTTACAATGGCCACGCTAAAAAAGGTGAAGAATTTAGAAACAACATGACTAACTTTGGTATTTTAATGGAAATTAAAGGTATTGAAGATCCATTTAAATGGTCAAGAGATGCAGTACAAAAACTCCAAATCAATAGTACTGGTACTTATTATTCCCCAAATAAAACTCGTAAACCAGGAATTACATCAGAAAATAGTACAGTATCAGCTATACAAGTAGATACTATGGATGTTTTATTTGATGCATTAGGTGAAGAATATGCTCAATATATTGAGGATTTTATTACTAATATGCAAACTATATTTCCTGAAATGGGAGATGATTGGGGTATTTATATGCCTGAGGTAAAATATCTATCCCCTGAACCACTAGTAAATTATACAGACTTATCATTAACCGAATTCCCAAATGTACACTTTGTAGGTGATGCTTTATCAGCTCGCGGTATTACAGTATCAGGTGCACACGGAATTTATGTAGCAGAATCATTAATTAAATAAATAAAAAGTTATGGCAAAAGAAAAAAGAACCCCAATCGAACCAACTAAAAGATATAAATCTCCAGATGGTACAATCCGTTATGTAAAATTTAATCAATTACATAATTTTGATGGACCTGCTTTAATACCAGAAGGTAATATGAGAAAAGCAGAATATTTTGTATTTGGTATTCCTTATACTAAAGAGCAATTTGATGAAATTAAAAAGCACAATAACGGATTACCTTGGTACAAACAAGCTGCTAATAAAAGTGGTGGTGGCAGAGTTTAATTAGTATATTTACGTATTAAATAAAGGTTATGATAGAAAATAAAGAACGTAGAGGTAGACCAAAATTAGAGGTTGTTGAATCACCACGTAAATTCACTCGTGTGTACGAACACGAAGATTCAACAGTTATTTGGAAGTTTGATTTAGATAAATTTGATAAAGGTCCAATTGATGTAGAAATTAGACATAAAAATGGATCTGATACTCCTAAATATTGGGCTAAAAAGCGTAAAGAAGCTAAAGATGAACGTCGTATAAATCGTGAAATGCGTAAAATAAACGAGAAAAATAATCCTAAAAAGAAAATTACTAAAAAAACTAAAACAAAATAATATGCGTATTGGATTAGCAGGAACAATGAGTGTAGGTAAAACTACATTGGTTAAGGCACTAGCAGAATTGCCTGAATTTAAAGATTATTATATTACAACTGAACGTAGTAAATATCTAAGAGATTTAGGTATTCCATTAAATACTGATTCTTCAGTACGCGGTCAATTTGTTTTTATGGCTGAAAGAGCACAAGAGTTAATGCGTGATGATTTATTAACTGATCGTACTATTTGGGATGTATGTGCATTTACAATGAGTGCCAAATCAATTAAATGGAAAGGAAAACAATTATTAATTGAAGCCGCTACAACATTAATGCCATATTATGATATTGTATTTTATGTTTCACCAGAAGGTGTTTCTATTGAGGATAATGGTGTAAGAACAACAGATGCTATTTATAGAGATAAAATTGATTTTGCAATTAGAGAATTATTAAATGAATATAAACCTAATAAATTAGTTGAAATCAAAGGTAATACAGAAGAACGTATTACAGAGATAATGAAACATATAATCTAATATATTTATACAATATCACCCATATAAACAAAAATGAAAAAACTAGAAAAAATAATCAAAGAAGCTATTCTAGAAGTATTAGCTGAAGGTCCTTTAGAAGATACTGCAAAAGCAGCAGAATTAAAAGCAATTGATGCTAAAATAAAAGCATTAAATGCACAAAAATCAGCTGTTGCTTCTGGTAAAGATAGTGTAACTGAAATGGCTCGTATTCCTGTACAATATAAAATTGCTAACTTATCTAAATTAGATGATTTAAGTGATAAAGTAAAAAATTCTAAAGGTGTACAAGGCATTATTTCTTATCTACAAGATAAAGGACAAGCACCAGTTGCTGCAATCGCAAAAGATCAATTTAATCGCCCTCAACAAGCAATCAACCCAGTAGTATTAGCCTTAACTCAAGCAGGTGTATTAGATACAGTTGGTGGTTCAGGTGTTGCTGCTTCTCGTGTTGGTAAAGGTGGTGAAGTTGCTCCTCCTACAACCAAACAAATGATTGAACCAGAAGATTTCTTAATTGGTGGTGGTGAAAAATTTAATAAAGCACCAAATGAACCAAGTGAGGAAGAAATTGCAGCATCATTTGCAGCAGCAAGAGCAGCAGGTGATGAAGAAGAAGAAATAAAAGATCTTAAAAAAGATGCTCCTAAAATCAAACCAACTATTTCAGATGAGGATTATGATAAATTAATGAAATTCTTAAATGCTAAAGAACGTTTAAGAAACATTGATAGTGCACTTAGACAAAATAAAAAGATCTCTAGAGGTGGTGATGATATGATCTCTAAAGACACAAACGAGGAAGAAAGACTAAGAGCTCAAAAAGCAGCATTAGAAAAACGTATTGAAGATTTAGTTGCTTCTAGTGAATATTTACAACGCCGCAAAGCCCCAGAAGATAAAAATAAATAAAAAATGAAACACATCCCCGTAAAACAAGTAATAATTGGTGCCTCAATTCTCTTGTTAGCATTAATCGGTTATTATTTCTTATCTACCTCTAGTCCTCGCTATGTAAAGAAATATAAAGCAACCATCGATTCAGCTCAACACAATATTGATTCATTAAAAACCGAATTGGTTGAATCAGATAAATTGATTGATTCAATGGGTTTAGAATTAACTATGGAAGATAGAGAAAATTCTAGATTAAAAGAACAAATTATTGACATTAAAAAGAAAAATCATGAAAAACTTACTGCTGTTGATAAGCTTAATGACGCTGAGCTTAAACGCTTCTTCACAGACCGCTACGACGTCCAATAAGGATAGTCTAGTTGTATTGCCTGCTAAAGTAGCAAAGCTTATAGCTAAAGACTTAGTAGCTTATGACGGTTTAAAGTTAGAACATGCTGTAACTTTAGACTTAGTTAATGGCTTAGAAACCAAAATTAATACTCAAACTTCTATTATTAAGCAATACGAAATCAAAGATGGTCAATGGAAACAGATGATGACTAATTACGATGCCCAGGTTTTAGCTTATAAAAATATGACTGCAGATTTACAGAAAGATTTAAGAAAAGCTAAAGTACGTGGATTTTATAATAAATTCGGATTGACATTAGGTTTAGGTATTATGACATACCTTTACATTACTAAATAGCATTCTCTTCTCCCGAGGATACAGTGCCCGAAAGCCCGCAATTTTTTGCGGGTTTTCTTTTTTATTATATATTTATATACAACACCAAAACGACATATATGTCAGAACAACCGAATATTAAGAGTATAATTACTCAAGAATATATCAAGTGTGCTCAAGATCCGATACACTTTTTTAGAAAATATTGTTATATTCAACATCCAATTAAGGGAAGAATCTTATTTCATTTATACCCATTCCAAGAGAATGTATTAGATAATTTCCAAAATAATCGTTTCAACGTTATTAATAAATCACGTCAGTTAGGTATATCTACGTTAGCTGCTGGTTTTGCATTGCATACTATGATGTTTAATAAAGATAAAACAGTATTATGTATTGCAACTAAACAAGAAACGGCTAAGGGTATGGTTGATAAAGTACAATTTATGTACAATAACTTACCTCAATGGTTAAAAGGAAATAAAAAACCAATATCAGATAATAAATTATCATTAAAATTATCTAATAATTCACAAATTGTAGCCACTTCAGCAGCATCAGATGCAGGTAGATCTTACGCAGTATCTTTACTACTAATAGATGAGGCGGCCTTCATTGAAGGTATTGATAGAATATATACGAGTATTAAACCTACCATCGCAACTGGTGGACGTATCATAGCATTATCATCTCCAAATGGTATTGGAAATTGGTTTCATAGGATGTATACTGAAGCTAGTTTAGGAAAAAATGATTTTAATCCTATAGAATTAAAATGGAATTTACACCCTGATCGTGATCAAGCATGGTATGAAACCGAAAAAGCAAATATGTCTTCAAGAGAATTTGCTCAAGAGTATGATTGTGACTTTTTAGGATCAGGTAATTCAGTTATTGAACCTGATACACTTAAACATTATGAAGATAATCATGTAATAGAACCTATTGAACGTAGATTTATGGGTGGTGATTTTTGGATATGGCAATACCCTGATTATAGCAAACAATATGCAGTAACAGCCGATGTTGCAAGAGGTGATGGAAGTGACTTTTCAGCATTCCACGTTATTGATATTGAATCATGTGAACAAGTAGCCGAATTTAAATCACAAATTGGTACTAGAGAATATGGACATATGCTAGTATCTGTTGCTAACGAATATAATAATGCAATGTTAGTAGTAGAGAATGCAAACGTTGGATGGGATGTTGTAAATACAATAATTGAAAAAGGTTATCAAAATTTATATTACTCACCTCGTTCATATGGAGATATGAGTATGGACAAATATCTTGATAAATTAGACAATGATCAAGTGGTTCCTGGATTCACTACATCAGCAAAGACAAGACCACTTGTCATCTCCAAAATGGAGTCGTATATTCGGGAAGGCGCTTTTATATTTCACTCAAAACGTTTACTTGAGGAATTAAGAGTATTCATTTGGCATAATGGAAAAGCACAAGCCCAAAGTGGATATAATGACGATTTGGTAATGTCTGTAGGTATTGGATTATTTTTAAGAGATACAGCATTAAAATATCAAGCATCAGGAATGGATATAACTAGAGCCGCATTAACAGGTATGTCAAGAACAGGAGGATATAATAGTTTATATCCTACATCACCGAATTTCCAAAATCCATATCAAATAGATAATGGGATTGGCGGAAAAGAAGACATTAGCTGGATGATGTACTAACATATTTATACGTATACTAAAATTAAAAAATAAATGGCCGAAAATAATAATGCAGGAGGTGGAATTTTTGGAAACCTACGACGTTTATTTAGTACTGATGTTATCATTAGAAACGTTGGTGGTAAACAATTAAAAACTATTGATACTGATAGAATTCAAGCATATGGTAACGTTAAAACTAATGCTTTAATAGATAGATTTACTAAACTTCATAGATACGGAGCTAATATGCCGTATAACCCAACTATGAACTACCAAACACTCCGTATTCAGTTATACACTGATTATGAAGCTATGGATACTGAATCAATTATAGCATCCGCTCTTGATATTGTTTCTGATGAAGCAACATTAAAAAACGAATCAGGAGAAATATTACAAATTAGATCACCAGATGAAAGACTTCAAAAAATATTATATAATTTATTTTATGATATTTTAAATATTGAATTTAATCTTTGGTTATGGATTCGTAATATGAGTAAATATGGTGATTTTTATTTACATTTAGAAATTGCTGAAAATTTTGGTATATATAATGCAATGCCATTATCAGTTTATGATATGGTACGTGAAGAAGGTATGGATCCACAAAATCCA